AAATTGACTGAATTATCGCCTCATAGTCACGAGCAGTGACTGCACGGTACTGTGATGAGTAGATTCTTGGTGCAAAATACTTGATTGAGTCAATACTTTCAATTTCTCCACCATTTTGTGCTTTTAGAGTGGTTGAAATTGTAACATCACTGCTTGGAACAATGACATTTCCAAGATTATCGGCAACTCTTCCAGAATATGCGAAATTTTTCGCTCCGTTTCCATCAATACCGTCTGTGACGATGTAAGAAACGGTAATTATTGTACCGTCTTCTAATTTTTTACCAAAAAATCCATCTCCAAAGAGAAGTTCGTACCTTTCGTCTTGAACTTCTTGTATAAGATAAATCTCAGAGTTCTTATTCAGGTTTAAAATGTTCTGAGCAAGCTCATATTCTCTCCCTTCACCAGAATCAGATGCTCCTTTGACCTTTACAACGATTGTAGAGATATCAATGAACGGATTTTGTAAAACAAAGCGTTGATCCAATGATCCATCAACAACAAATTGTTTTTTTAAGTAAGTTCCCTGGCAAATATCAAGGTCATTAAACTTTGCGGTTCCAGAATTGATTGTAGTGGTGACATCTTCTGGAACTGAGAAGACAAATTGACTCTCATTAACGTTTCCTACGCACACTAGACCCGCTTTTAAGGTCATTGTAGGAGATGTGCCGCTAGTTTGTATGTTAAGATTGATACGTGCCTTAGCGGCGCTCCTGGAGCGAGGTACATAACCAATATTTCTTGCCAAAGAAACAACATTTTCCCTCAAAGTTGCCGAATCCAAGAAGGATTCGTTTACAATCATGTTTGAGTTATAGGCCGTAATGTAAGTATTATACGCTAACGTGTCAATTAAGACAGAAAAATTAGATCCTTCAAAATCAAAGTCCGTAAACGTAGAGTTTGCACGGAGATAGTCTTTGATTTGAGACCTAATTTGGTCAAAATCTAGATTTGTAAATTTAGTAAAAGGCATATTACCTTGTTGCCTCTAGCAAAAATGAAAATTCTTGAATTGGAAAGTCCTGACCAACAATATCATAAAAGATAGTAACATTAAATGTGTTATTGTCTGGTTGAGGATCTACATCAACTTGCACATTTGCAACCCTAGGTTCAAAATTATCAATTGTGGTGATGATTTGCTCTTCAATTACACTAGCAGTAGCAAAATCAACAAAATCAAAAAGACTTGCCCGTACATCAGATCCTAAAATTGGTTGAAAAAACCTTTCTGTTGGGATCGTCTGCACTAAATTTTGAACAGATCGCGTGATTGCTCTCGCATTCTTCAAAATTGGCAAGTCTTTTGTCACAGGATGTGGGTCAAAAGATAGACTTATGTCTCTAAATGCTCTTGATTCCCGCGAAATTGCCATTGGTCAGTAGGTTTCTTGACTTTATTTATGGTAGCAGGGTCACCATAAACTTCTTGTATCAATCTTTCCTCTGGATCTTCAGTTTTATGTGGTTTTGACCAATAATCTGACATGATATTTGGTGCACCCCACATTTCTTTTATGTGCTCTGCCGACATTTAGTCCTCTTTGGGTGATTCATTGTATTTATTTTCACGCTCGTCTGCTGTTTTCCAGAAGTATTCATCTTCACGACCCATACCAAGACGCTTGTAACCATTTTCAACTTGGTAATATTGAGTAGAAACCTTAAAATCAGGCATCTTGGGTTCTACAGGTGTTAAACTATTATCAAAGATACGTAATCTATTGTTTGGATAGAGTGCATACTGCCCATTTTCAAGTTCAATTAGATTATGAGACTTGTGTTCGGCAGGATTTTCACTCGTTGCCCAGTCTACGTAGTCGGGATCATGATGATAGTTGTCAATCGTACAGACATAAGTTCCCTTTACATTACCATGATCGCGGGTGTAACACTCAAAGTCCATTGAACCAATAAACTTTTTATCTACACTGACCACACCATAGTCCATACAGTTCCAAAACTGTAGGTTAGGGAGATCCATATCAGGTGTAGGGGTCTCTGGGTCTGAAACAAATGCACTAATCGGCAACTTATCATACATTGCCGCATATTCTGGTAAGTAAGTTTCAAAATAAAAAGCGCGTCCAGGTAACGACTTAACCGATACCCAAACGCCTTTTACAAACTCACCATGCCCAGATTGATGATCTGTCAGATATTCTTTACGGACCCATACTTCCTGTGAAGGAAGATTAGCAATCAAGCAAGCCATAGGTGTTTACAAATCTAAACTATGTATTATTTTCCTTGCCCGCGATACATTTTCTTTTTACCATTACGAGAAGTCGCGGCATACTTTGTATTCTTTCCCGACCCTTGACGAGACTTCTTCGGGTTTCCGGGCATAAACCCATCTTTAATCAAACCAACTTTAGAACGCATTGCCATTAGCAGTAATCTCCAAAAACTTTAGTTTCAATGTCCGAGGGACGCGGACGACCTGTCTGATAGTATTCTACCGCCAGGTCATCCATAATATCAAAATACTCTTCCTCTGTCAAGTTCTTGAACTTAGTTTCTCCCTTGATAAGGATTGTGTATTTGTCAGCCATAATCAGATAATACGAGACTTCTCGTGACCAACTCTGATGTTAGGATCACACCAGATCTCATATCCTGCTTCGATAGCATCTAGACAGAATGACACATCTTCTCCACACATATCCTGAACTTCACCACTCTCAAAGACTTGCATCTTCGGAGCGAACCATGGATACTTGATCTTTTCGTTCTCGAAAACACCATGTTTGATGAGCAACCATCCGAAACCTGCATAATCAACTGTGAATGGTTTCTTACGCTTACCGATGGTCTCTAAGGTTTCGTGATTCATCACTCCACCATTACTACGGAAGTCATCTTCATCCATCCAGTGTGCTACAGAGGTTGTTTGTCCATCCTCAGTACAATACCAACCAGATGCAATGTCCTGGTCCATCAGAACCAATTGAAGGAACTTCTCTGTGTTAAAGACAATATCACTGTCAATCCACAGTTGCCAGTCATACTTCAGTTTTCCATCCCAAGGAATCTGATCAGGTCCACGTAGTACGTTTGCTCCAAGACACTTGCAACGTGCAAAGTTTACCATGGAACTGTAATCTTGAGAGATCTGAATACTACCTCCCATTTGTACAATGTCAAAACAAAGTTGTACAAAGTTCTTCAAATATGTGTATGATACTCCACGTCCAGGAAGACAGAATACTACTGACTTACCACGAACCATCTCTCTTGCTTTGTCGTAATCATACTGAGGAGGTGCTCCTCCATCACCCTTAGTGGGCGCTTTTGCTTTTACTGTAAATCCTTTTGCCATAATTTGGTCAAGTTAAAATGTGAATGCATTCAATAGTAATTATACTATGAGAATTAACTTATGTCCACCTCACTTATTACTATAGATCCTCCATCAACTTCCATGTTTATTTCTGTTCCCTCATACCACCCAAACTCAGATATTACCCATTCAGGTACTTGAAGCACATACTCACCAGTTACTGGATCAACCTCTACGGTCGTAAAATTTTCTCCGGGATTTTTTTTCATACAAGGGATTTCATTTTTCATTTTTGTTTTATATAGAAAAACTTTGAGTTATATAAAGACCTCGCGAAAGCAAGACTTTATAGCTTAGAGGGACCCATGCCTTTTATATACGGGGGGGCACGGCGCGGCGGCGGGGCACTGTGCCACCGCCACGACTGGCACAAGGGATCACTGTCCCTGGATCCACCGTGCTAGGCGCTCACGCTTGCGGAGTGGCATGATACGGGTGTACTCTACCCAGCGTGCTCCCAATTCGTGGCGCTTGATCAGTCCCTGCTTTGCCATCACCTTGAGTAACATTGAAAGACCCGTCCGCGCTTCGTTAGGAAGACCCAGAGCGGCGTTGATGTCCGTGGGACGCATTCCATCCTGAGTCAGGATGCATCCCTCATCCATAGGAAGAACTGAAAGGATCGCCCATTGATAGGTTGCTCCGAAGGACTTGCGGTGAGTGATTGAAGTGAACATGTCGGTTGGGTGGTTGACTTCTTAAGTATAAGGGATGAAGGGACCGAATCGCGATCCCTTCAGAATGTCTTCATAAACCGTCATGCCACTTCGTGCCGAACGATGACATCATATCGTCATCGGACGGATCCCAGTCTGCTGATTCCTCATCCAGAACCTCTTCAAACTGCTTCCATTGCTCCTCTGGGACGCTGCGACCTGTGACCTGTTCATACCAATCTATGGCATCATCCAGGGAGCATCCCGCGTGTTCTTGGATGTATTCGCGAATGGCGGGAAGGTCCAGATCTTCGATCCGGTTCACCCGTGCTTCGTAGGCGTCGAGTGAGGTGTTGTGAAAGTCGGTCATGGTGTGGGTTTCAACTGAAGTAATCCTACAGCATCCGATGCCAAAATAGGGGTGGACAGTTTCATAAAGTGTCCACTGTTCAAATCCACCGACCCCGTGATAGGATGAAGGCAGAGCCCATTTTTAGAAGGGTAGATAGGGGGGATCACCCCAGGCGGTCCAGGTGATCCCATAAGGTTTGGGGTTCTCCGAACATCTGCTGGAATAAGTCCCGATCGCCGTGGAGTCCCTCCATGTATTCGCGGCGGACTGCCTGGATCTCAGTTTCAACCCATGCAACCTGTAGGCGTGCTGCCTCCAAGTCCTTCCGGAGTTGATACAGTTTGTTGTTCCTTTCAGTGAG